AAAAAAACAGAACAGTTGAGGGCTTGCAGACGAGAGCTGCTTTTTCACCTTCAACGTTAAACGATGCCGAAAGAACAATTGATGTGGTTTTTGCTACGGATATGCCGGTGCGTACTTTCTCCTGGGAAGATGGCATTGTAAATGAAGTGTTGGCGTTTTCGCCGGAAAATATCCGATTACAGCGCATAAATTCAGGAGCGCCGGTTCTTGATAACCACTCCAGGTGGGATGGAACAGAAGGTGTCCTTGGAACCGTAGAAAATGCACGCATTGAAAATGGCCAGGGTGTTGCAACACTTCGCTTCTCCAAGCGAGCATCTATGGATGAAACGTGGCAAGATATTAAGGATGGCATTTTGCAAGGCGTATCCGTTGGGTATACTGTTTACAGCTACGAGATCACAAGGACAGAAGGCCAGGTGCCAATTTACAGGGCGGTTGACTGGGAGCCATTTGAGATTTCACTTGCTCCGATCCCAGCCGATTATAATTCCCGAGTGAGGTCACAAGAAATAATTCAACAAAATCCAAAAAACAACAATCCAATGCCAGAAAAAACAGGGGCTGAACTTGCCGCAGAGCAGGCTGAAGCTACAAGGAAAGCAGAATTAAAAGCTGCGAAAGAAAAGAAGCTAAAAGATGAGGCCACTACCGCTGAAAGGTCACGTGTAAAAGAAATCAATGAAGCCGTTCGTAAAGCGAAGCTAGGCGAGGATTTCGCTGCGAAGCTTATTGAAGATGGCACACAGATCGACCAGGCGAGAAAACTCATTATTGATGAGATGGCCCTTGCTGATCCAAATACGAAAAGTGCCCACAAGGCAACTGTGGGGGTTGAGAGTAAGGAAAAAATCCGTAAAGGCATGGAGGATGCTCTTGAGCATCGCGCTAACAGCAGCGTGATCTTAACCCCTGAGGGCCGTGAGTTTAGGGGTATGACCCTTGTGGATATGGCCCGCATGTGCGCGGAAGAGGCCGGTACAACTACACGCGGCTTATCTGCCAGGGAAGTAGCAATTTCTGCACTTGGGCTAGGCGAACGTGCCTACATGAGCACATCCGATTTCCCTGCGGTTCTTGCCAATACAGTAAACAGGACTTTGCGCCGTGCTTATGAGTTGTATGAACCGACATTTATGCCGTTCACGCAACGTAATACAGCGAAAGACTTTCGCCCTATGTACCGTGTGCAACTGGGGGATGTGACGAAAATGAAAAAAATTGTTGAGGGTGCCGAATACAAATATGGCAACATGGGTGATGCTAAGGAAACCTACAACGTGGATAAATATGGCATGATCATCCCAATCACCTGGGAGATGATCATCAATGATGACCTGAGCGCCTTCAGCAGGATTCCATCTTCGATCGCCAACAAAGCGCGCCAGCTGCAATCCGATATCGTGTATTCGATCCTTAGCACCAATCCAAACATGGGCGATGCTAACGCACTGTTTAGCACTGCGCATAAGAACTACACATCATCAGGTACGGCGATCAGTGTAGCATCTCTGCAAGCTGCACGTGTGCTGATGCGTACACAAAAGGATCTCGGCGGTGTTGATGTTTTAAACCTGGTACCAAAATATCTGGTTGTTGGCCCGACACAGGAGCAACTGGCCTACCAGTTCACATCAAGCAATTATGTGCCAACAAAAAATGCCGATATCAACCCGGTTTACAATACACAGTTAACTGTAATCGTTGACCCGAGGATCACCGGTACAGAGTGGTATATGATGGCAGATCCTGCCCAGATCGATACCATTGAATACTCTTTCTTAGAGGGAGACGGAGAGCTGTTCACTGAACAACGCCGTGGGTTTGAGGTAGACGGCATGGAGATCAAAGCGCGCATGGTTTTCGGTGCCAAAGCGATCGACTGGCGCGGTATGTACAAAAACGTTGGCGCATAATTCACATAAAAATTAACCAATGGGGGCTAAAACCCCCTTTTAAAAAAAATACAATGAAAAATTACGTACAGGATGGCGACATCATGACATACTTTAACTCTGGCGGTTCAACAATTACATCCGGCTCGCCGGTGATCATCGGATCAGTAGTTGGAATTGCACAGGTCGACATCGCTCCGGGTGCATCAGGATCCGTTGTTGTGGATGATGCTGTTGTTGAGCTTGGTAAAACGGCGAGTTTAGCTATTTCGCAAGGCGATAAGCTATATATCAACACTGGGACTTTACTGATCACCAAGACAAACACCGATAAGCAAATTGGTTTTGCCTTTGAGGATTCAGCATCTGCAGCCACCACAGTTCTGGTATCATTACAGCCTTCGATCGCGTAACATGCCATCGCCGTTTGATGGACTTGAAAAGGCGTGTTTTGACCGTGTATCTGATACAATGGGTTACGATGCGCTATGGATACCACAAGATGGCTCAAAGCCTGGAGGATGGACGGCTAAGGTTCTTTTCAATAACCCAACGAAAGCCCGTAAGTTGTCGGATGTCGAATATGACCCTCTTAACTGGTCAATGGAATATCATAAGGAGTATTTTCCGAGACTTAAAACTGCAGTCGACGCTGCAAATACAAATGAAGTAGTGACAATTGACGGCCAAGCTTATTATGTAAGAATGGTTTATACCAAGTACGACGGAGATAGTAGCATGGCCATTTTAGAAATAATCCCATAATGTTCTTTGAGGTTCAAGAAATTGATATAGTAACTAAGTTGACTGCTGATATTTCTGCAGCTGCTGACGTTCAGTTGTTGCCTGAAACACAGGCCGATTTCGTTAAGCCATTTTCAAAATCGCGGGTTCTTGTTTGCTACAAACAAAGTGAGTTTGCAGATACCCAGGATTCTGGTTTTGTGGCGCAACAGGAGACGGAGCAGTTTGAGCTGATTATTCAGGCCCGTAAATTAAGGGGTTCGGGTGGAATATATGCTATTGCTGAAGCAGTTAGAAAATCACTTGTCGGTTTTTCTCCCACTAGTGGTGACAAAATTTATCTTGTGAAATTCGTCTTTACAGATAGAACTGATGCAGAATGGAGTTATACTATGACAGTTGCCTTCAAATCATTAATTATTGAGGATTATAGTGAAAACACTACACCGGTGTTATTAACACCATCTTCCACATATACTGATAACGCATACAATTGATGAAAAAATATTTATATACCGGTACTCAGTCAATGAACTTTACTTTACCAGATGGTAACGAGATTTATATCTCATATGGAGATGAGGTGGAGTTACCATCTGAAAATCAGCACGTCTCCGGATTGGTAGCAACCGGTTATTTAACGGAATTACAAATTAAAAAAACAAAATAATGTCAGCATCTTTTTTACACGGCGTTGAAACCGTAGAAATCACAAGCGGCCCTATCACAGTACAGGTTGTAAAATCTGCCGTTATTGGCTTGGTAGGTATCGCCCCAAAATCGGCTCCAAACACATTGATTCTTGTTCAGAACCAAACTGATGCTGCGCAATTTGGAGCACAATTAACTGGTTTTACAATACCACAGGCCCTCGATGCTATTTTTAAGCAGGGAGCTGGTACATGTTTGGTGGTAAATGTATTTGATCCTGCTACCATGACAGCAGCTGTAGCTGCAGAAAGTTGTGTGGTTACAAATAGGAAAACCAAAACTGCGTTTGCCCCAGTTGGTTCTGCGGCACCAGTTGTTACAAATTCAGGTGCTAGCGTTACTTATGTCGCTGGAACTGATTATACAATTGATGATTTTGGTAACATCGCTGTTCTGGCTGCTATTGGCACCATCGCTGAAGGATCAACATTGAAGGTAACGTATGCTAAACTCGATGCAACAACCGTTACCAGTTCAACAATCATCGGGACAATTAATAGCACAACAAATGCTAGGTCTGGATTTAAATGCTTTGTGGATTCTTACCAGAATTTCGGGTTTAAACCGAAGATATTTATAGCACCAGGCTATAGTAACTTGACGGCAG